ATATATCATACGCAATGTCAAGCGTTAGGGCTTGCCCGTCCTCCCACGTGTTAGCTGGGATTGTAGTTTCGATGATTTTGACAGAGCTAGAAGTATTCTCGCAATCTCTTAGCGTCACATCATAAAAAGTAAATCCACCGGCACCACCACCGCCCCCACTTGCTGCAATGGTTAGCGTTTCGTTTCCGCCGTCGCTGCCCTCAGTAAGAGTAATGCCGGAGCCGGCAACTAGCTTGCCATTCAAATACCCGGCTGTTGTATCGTTGCTGCTAACCTTTGCAAGTTGATCGGTATTCGTTACTGTGCTGGCAATGCTGATAAGTTCGTTACCGCCACTGTTTAGAATGTTAAACGAAATGCCGGTACCCTCTGCCAACTTCGAAGCAAGATAGTTTGCTGTCGTGTCGCTCGATCGTGCCTTTACAAGTTGATCGGTTACCGTGCTGGCGATGGTTAGTGTTTCGTCGCTACCATTGTTGTTCTCTGTAAAGCTAATGCCAGAGCCGGCTACGAGCTTTCCGTTCAAATACCCTGCAGTGGTATCATTAGCAGACACTTTGCTTTTCTCATCTGTATCGACACCACCTGCACTTGCGATCGTGATCGTTTCATTACCACCATCGTTGTTCGTCGTCAAGGTGATATTCGATCCAGCTACAAGTTTGTTTTCAAGATAATCGGCTCTGGTATCGTTACTTGAAATCTTAGTTTTCTCGTCTGTATCCGTCGCGCTCTCTGCTGTACTGATCGTACCTCCACTGCTCGGGAGATCGATGTACTGATCTGAAGTGGCAGAATGGTTTGTACGGATGATTACTTTCTTGCCTGCATCATTGGTTATCGCAAGGCCGTCAGCAGTGACTTGGATTTTATCGCTCATTATGTTCCCCATAAGTGGTATCCTCTCCACGGCCTCCGTAGAGGCCGTAGGCAGAATACGAATATTATGCAATCAGGTTGGAGCCGAGTCCGCGTGTCTCTGCATCGTATGCACCTTGTCCAGCACGTCCGAGTACTGCTACTGCATTCAAGTAGGTTCCGGTGGTACCGTTACCTGCTGTGGCTTGCAATTGCAAATAACGCTTACGTGCTTTCGTATCGACATAAGCCACAAAGACTTTATTGTCATCAGTGGCTGATGGCAGAGCCGACGTAGTCCCGGTATCGGGATCAGTTGATGTACCCCACACAAGGCCGGTTACGTCTGATCCAGAGGACAGCGTGGTCGCATCAGTTTTAGTGTCGGACTCTTGAATCTTTAGTGTCGCAAGTGCAGCGTCGGTAGCTCCGAGGCTTACGACAAACGCTACCGTATCAAACCCAGCAGTGTCAACGACTGTGCTTGTGAAAGCAGCATTGTCAACGACGGCTCCGGGAGGGATAACGTTTACGATTTTATCATTCTGCAGGTCAAACATTATCGTCCTTTCATTAGCTGTTTTGTGTGATAAGAGCTGCGATAGCACCACGTGTGCGATTAGCAGCAGTAGCGTTGTAGTTGCCAAAGTCGTGTACCAGAACATCGTAGCGCATCGTTGAGACGACCTCTTCGACTTGCGTACTAATGTTCTTATCTGTTTCGATCGTGGCTCCACGACGGTCTACGATAATCGAACCTTGCGTGAAGTCTCCGAACAGCAGAGGCACTTGATCCGTACCAGTGACTTTAGCCATAGCGTTGTTAATCACTACTGGATAGCCATAGAAGAACGGAGTACGGATACCATTGAGTACTTCCGATCCCGGTGTACCACCTGCATTGATTGCGAGCGTGTGCAGCACTTCCCAATAAAATTGATTCGTGCAAGTGAATACCAAGTTTTGACCTGGATAATTTTCTACTGCTGCAATCAATTTGCTGATATCGTCATCCGTAATCGTAGACCACGAAGTGCCAGAGGCTACTACCGCACCTCCGAGTTTCGCTTTATCTGCATCGTCAGTCCATGTACCGGAATTATCTTCAACGAGCTTCTTGAATACTTGCGTTACTCCTAGGATGCCGGCATAAGCAGAAGTACCGTCGCCGTTGAAATAAGCCTCGTCTTGCTTGACAGCGTGAGCGCGTCCATGCTCTTCGGTCAGCTCGTCTACCAGATTGATGATAGAGTCTTCACCCAAAGTAGAATAATACTGTGTACGCGCTCCCCACAATTTCGGCGTAAGCTGGATGTGCTTGTACACCGGATCGCTCGTAGGTACTGCAGTACCCTCTACGACTGCGTAAGCTGCATTGCCACTTACAATCTTCCGGGTACGATAGGTTTCAAGGTTCGTGGGGATAACTTGTGCAAGCTGAGTCGATACACCGTATTGCGCTCGGAGCTTGATGATAGCGTCGTTAAGTTCATCCGGAGCAAGAATACCGGCTGATGAATTGTTTGCGCTCGTCAGAGTCTTAAACTCAAATCCCCGATCACGGAGCCAACTCTCAGCTTCTGCAGAACCTTTGCCACTGATAGCCTTGAAGAACATACCTACTTTATAGGCGTCCTCGTTGCTATTGTACACGCGAGACTTCACGCGCGAAGCAGCAGCAGGTACAGTTGATTGTTGACGCTGATTCAATGCAGCTCCTCCGATGTTGTTAGCCTTTACGTCGCCTGCAACCTTACGAGCGTTATCAGCAAGAAATGCCTTAACCTTGGCTCGTTGATTATTGACTTTATTCATCTTTTCTTCGATAGCCGTAATGCCATCTGCTACGGCTGAAAGTGCTTCTTCCGTTAGCGTCTGATCGCCACCGGCCTCTGCTACTAGAGCTGCGAGGCCTTCACGGATCTGCTGTACTACTTGTGCCATTTCTTCCGGTGTCGCTTCCGGGTTGCTCAGGAGAGCGTCGATCAATGCGAGCATCTCTTCCAATGTCATAGTTTAATTCCTTTGCTTAGTAAAATAGCCTTTGCCTGTACTACTGTCAGGCTCTTAGGCTCTGCTGGTTTCGGTGTAGCATTCTCTAACATTTGTAGCAATTCTTTACGAGCTTTTCCTAACGTGCCTGCCAATGCTTCCAACTTGGCTACATTCGAGCTGGATAGCACACGTCCGGCTTTCTTGTCTGATTCCCTCAGACTGTATCTCGTCGATGCTCTTTCAGAGAAATCTTGCACCAATTGATTCAAATCTTCTGCATGGTCATCGAATGACCCCCATCCACCTTTAAGCGATACTAGTCCGGTTTGTCGGTTAGCTCCGACTACGACCGGACTGACTTCGAACAGCTCTAGCTCCAATAGTTCTCTTACACCGTCATCTGCAATCCTATCATTCTTTACGAAAAACCCGATACTGAATTCATCGAATGTTCCTGCTGTCAAATGCTTGGCTGCTTGCTCACCATCGAAAGTATCTATGGCAAGTTTACCGTATGCCATTAGTCCACCATTAGCCCGCATTTCCTCTGGCAAAGAGCTGTCGCCGGGTTGCAATTGGACGAGCTTCGCGGTTCCAATTGGACGCTCCGGGTTGTGGCTCCAAAGTACTTTGAACTGCCTACCCTCTGCTTCGTATCGATCGATGCTCTTAGTGAAAGCTCCGGGTACGATGCGTTCGTTGTAAGAATCGATATTGCCGAAAGTGGAGACTACTGCTTCGAATTCACCCAAGCTACCCTGCTTGAATCCCGTTCGTTGAAAGTTCAGGCCTTTGTATTCTATTCTCATGGATACCCCATTAACAAGAATAGGCACACGCTGCAACGTCTGCAATACGTGTGCCTAGTGGCTTACGATTTATTGTGTTGGCTAATCCACATTAATGGACAGCACTTCCGCTATTTTCTCTAATACTGCACGATCGCGGATCCGTGCCAGCCTATTCTTTATGCGGTTCCTCAGCTTGTAATCAGAGGCCGTCAGGCCGTGCTGATCCGCACCGAGCGCAATATAAGCTGATTCGATCGCAGGATGCAAGCGCGAATACTTACTATTTTTCGACACTTTATTACTCATCGTACTCGGCTCCTTTGGACTCCTCGGATAATACAGCGACAGTTTACGAAGTCTGCAGGATCAGGGTCACTACCTGATACGATACCCGGAGCCACGATATTGTTTCCGAATTCACTACCGACGTCTACGTACTTGCCATCCAGAGCCTCGTGAGAGTCGCGTACTTCATCGTCTCTTTGAGTGATCCACACCTTGACAATCTGCTTTTCCTGAGGTCTCTGTGAATTCATCTTATGCCATGTGTTTTCCTGTGTCGTGCTTGTCTGCTGTGCTACCACAGTTTGGGCTATAGTCCTCGACCTACCCTCTGATAGCTTCTTCACTCCTGAGTTGATAGCCTCGGCTATTTCCTGCACTGACTTGCCAGCATTGTCACTAATGATCTTCGCTATCTGCTTCTTCATCGTATTCGAAGTATTAGTGATATTCTCAATGTTCTTCCGAGCGACTATATTGTTGATCTCATCGACGAAACTTACGACTTCGCTGAAATCGCCTCCGACGTCTGCTACTGCTATAGCCATAATGGTATCAAGCAGCTTACGTCGTGCAGCTCCGGACGACTTCATAAAGTTGTCCACAAGTACTTTCACATCGATGCGGTCTGCTGACGGATTGGCCTTCAAGCTGATAGCCATTTTAGCAGCATCCTTGTAAAGCTCTTCAACATAGGGGATCAGCAGGTCAGTGTATTCTGCATTGACCTTGTCAATCTGCTTCCATGCCTCTGCTGCTTTCTCTTCCGGGATCAATAGTTTTTTCTGCTTCTCATCGAACGTCCCGGACATAGGTTCGGATGTGATTGTACTGTTCGCTCCATCAGCTCCGGTCAACAACATAGAACCTAATTGCTGATTAAGTTCATATGCGTACCTGTCGCCGTCGTCCACCTGCTGCTGTCCTGTTCGCTCTCTGGCTTCGTTCTGCGTAATCAGGTTGGCATTGAACATAGCGATCACGGGATAAATCACAGAATCCGGATCGCTCTTTAGTGCCTCTACTGCAGTAGTATCAAAGACTGCTGACAGTCCTCCGAGTTCTTCCCTGAGTCCGAGCGTCAATTGATCCCCCCAATCTTTCCACGTAGGGACACGAGTCAGTGTAGTGAATTCGCGGAAAGCAGTTTCCATATTCGAATAAGTCGATGACAGCAGACCGGCATAGACCATAGCCACTACTGGATGTACACGGAATACACCACAGATAGCCGATTCCAATTGTCCGTATAGTCCCTCGCTCTGCAGTTCGCTCATATTCATCGCCATACGCTCGACTCTAACGTCACCTGCCAATACACCGAGCTTACCACGATTCGTACCGGTAAAGTTCTGCTCCCACATCTCTCGTAGTGCTTCCCTTTGTGGCTGTGTGATTACACCTTGTGGCAGGAACATCAGGTGACCGGGTACACCATTATTCCTCATTTGGGAATAAATGGTTTGGTCAATTTCGTTCAATGCTTGGATCTTAGCTCCGGATACCTCGATCGGCGATAGTCCTACGGTAGGGTTCAACGGATCAGGCGTCCACTTGATGTGGATGATTTCAGAGGCTGGTATCCTCTTGGTTACTCCATCTGCCATATAGTTGTATCCATCGATCCAGCCGTACTGCGACGGTATCGGTACCATCTGTCCTGAATGGTATGGATACAATTCAACGATCGCACCGGTAAGCTCTGATCGTACTTTATGGATATAAGCATTGCCACCGGTGTAAACATACATCGTAATGTATTTCCAGAAAGTCGATCCGCTCATGTGAGGGTTCGGCCGGCTGAATAGTCTTTCAAGGAAATGCGATTCTACGTAATCACCGTTCGGCCGGACGACGATTACCGGAGCCTCGTTCAACGTGCTGGATAGAGCCGTGATACATCCTTGTACTGCAGAGTTCTTGTAGAGGCCTTCGGTGATCTGCAGTTTGTAGTCTGCTAGGTTCGGGACTGCTGCACGATTGGCGATAGTCTGGCCTACGAGTGGCAAAGCTGCTGCTTTGACTCCTCCGAATAAGTTGCTAAGTCTGTCGATAAAACTCATATAGTCACCACTTGGAAAGTATTGTAGAACGAATCTACTGCAAATACCAGAGCGTCCACCATATCGTCGTGCGCTCCCTCTGGGAATGTCAGTAGCTCGTCTACGAAGTCTGGATTGATACCTTGCTTTAAGGTTATTTGATTGTGTTCGATCTTACCCTCTATTGGCAGGAACCTTGATACTTTGTCTTTGGTAGGCTTCATCGCTTGCACCGGTAAGCCTCTCATCAACAGCTCTTCAACCACGGCCTGTTGAAACTGCACTGACTCGACTCCGATCACGCTCGGCTGCCACTGCTGCGACATAGCCGAAACGAAATTGATGATACCGTGGAATCCCTGCTGTATCCTCTGGACGTCTAAGACATATATCATGCCATTGGCGTCCCTACCGGTTACGACACACGCTGTGTAGTCTGCAGAGGTTTTAGTACTAATAGCCAGATCGACTCCCATAGTGATATACAGATCAGAGGGTACACGGTCTACCCATCGGAGCCAATCGCGCTTTACTCTGGCTCCCTCGAAATCGATGAATTGTCCCTCGATTTCCTGCAGAGCGTGGTTAGTGCTGTACCTGTTGATCAGAGTCTGTACGTAGTCTTTGGCTAGGTGTATGTTATCCCTCGTGCTGGATGTGTGCAGCGAATAGCCATAAGGATTACCCGGCTTGAAAGAATCGTACACCCAATTCTTTCCATTAGGTGACGTGGTCGCCCATGCTGCTGTAGGCTCTCTACGGATACGTCCTAACATTACATCGAATACTGCCTCCTCGCAATAGGCTGCTTCGTCCATCCAAAACCAATTCAAGTTCGGGCCTCGTAGCGAATCAGGATTATCGCCGGAGCGAAACAGTATTTCCTTTCCGTCACGAAGTACTGCTGATACGTTAGGACTGTCACGCCACTTTGTGATTAATGGTGCGCATATATCCTTAAAGCTCCTAATGGTAGCGTCACGGAGCATCGGGTACGTAGGAGCGACCACAGCTCCGATTGTATTGGGTGGCTGCATCAAGATTTTGATCACACCTGCAAATGTTTTGCCAGAGCCGATACCACCAACGAACGCGACTACTTTCTCAGGGTCTTGGAGAAAGCGTCTCTGAGGTTCCGTCGGATCTATCTTAATTACTGCTTTTGTTTTCATCTGGCTTGGAAGTAAAGTCGATAATGATTTCACCACCTTGCGTGATTTCTTGTTTATCGCTTTGACCTAGGACTTGTTTGCCTAGCCAGATTAGCATTGTGACGTTACCTGACAATGCTGTCTCCCACTGCTTCCTACGTAGAGATGCTTTGGCGTTCGCTCGTCCGAACTCGATTTCTTTCCTGAATCGCCGAGTCAGTGTATCGTGCGAGCATCCGACTATATCGGATATTTCCTGATGAGTACATCCGATCGCTGCCAGCTTCTGGACTTGCTCCGGATCAACGTCAGCTTTCTTATTTGCCATTAGTAGCACCAGACCATACGTGCAGCAGGGAACCACGATGGTTGCCACGTTTCGTAGCCGGCTTGGAATCCACCGTACTGCACATTGTCGTAAATGTTTTTCAGTTTATCGATTACGTCGTTGAATCGCTTGATCGATGGATCGATGTCAAACGACCATTCGAATACGAGTTTTTTTACCTTGATGTGTCCGTACTTTTCGAGGATGGGCATTTCGACTCCCTCTGCATCCAGCTTAATACAATAATCGGGATTCCAGTAAGCCTCTACTGGTACGGTGTCCACTGCGATTCTTTCCCCTCCACGCCACTCTTTGTAAAGACTATTGCGCCACACGTTACCGTTCGCAGTGTTCCGGTAGAAATATAGTCGTTTCGGTTCATCCTCTGCAGTCAGTCCTAAGGTGTACAGCTTGACTGACTTTGAAACATTGTTTAGATCAATATTGGATTGGGCGATTGCAGCGTTCTCCGGATCAGGCTCGAATGCGATTACCCTGCATCCTTTCTTCGCTGCCCATACGCTGAATGCTCCACAGTTCGCACCTATATCGATCCAGACCTCATCAGGCTCTGGCACGAAGCCACGACGCTTATAGGCCTCGTTGACCACCACCTCTTTGATCGCTTTCAGATCAGAAGTGTTTTCACGGACTGAGAAATATCCGGTACCTGCCTTGATGATTTTCGTCTTATTGGCTGCCATTTGTTCTTTTCTTGGTTAGCCGGTTATGCTCGACTTGCTCCCTACGCATTCTAGCTCTTGCGATCTCTTCACGTAAAGGTTGGCAGTTCCACATAGCCTGCAGTGAATAGTAAACAATCGAGTATCGTCGAGCTTGTTCGTTCAGCTTGGAGATAGGCGTCACACCGTGCAGGATGCTCTGACCATCGAAATAGAATATTGATTTGTCTGCTACCTCGACGAGAGCGTCATACTCGGGCATGGCGAGGTAGCCTCCGGCTATATCCCTCTTTAGAACAATCATGGCAGACCATACGTTCTTGAAATTGCCAGAATCGAAATGGTATGCCAAAGGATTGTTTTCATTCACGATACCTGACGTGAACGGTAGGTCTAATAGTCGATAATCTTCATTGATCTTTTCCGTGGTGGTCTGCAGGTGAGAAGCGTACAGCTCCGGGTTATGCAGAGCGTAGTACTTGGCTGCTAGGACTCCGGCCATTACTACAGCGTTGTGCTGCTGTGGTTGCTCTCTGGCATAATGTGCTACGGAGCAGAAGTCTTTACGGATAGCGTTACGAGGATTGTAGCCAAAGATTTTACTTGTACTAACCATCCCATTTGTGCGAGGATGCGTAGTGAACTTGGTAGTACTGCAGGCCTCGTACAGATCGTCGAATACCGCGTCCTCTCCTTGTGGCTTACAATAAAGTGCAATTGCTTTGCCACTGTCCTCATCGATGATCCTGCATTCCTCGTTGATGCTGATACTGCAGTCCTCCGGCTTGGCTCGTCTCTGCTTATAATCTAGCAGGTTAACCGGCTTCTTTTTCAGATATACTGTTCTCATATCCACCACTATTGATCAAAGCGTTTATAGCGTAAAGAGCTGCTTCGGTGTTATTCGTGAAGCCGTGCTTGTCCTTGATCAAGTCTAGCGAATGGATCACGGAGTCGTATTCCTCAGTGTCCAGAATCAGGATGATTTGACGGATGGTGCTGTTCTCGTAATCGTCGAATGCTTCATCAGGATTTTTCAATCGCTCCGGAGCCTCTAGTACAGAGGGCTGTGGGGAATCGCTGTTAGTGACTGCATCGAGCTGAGGCACATCGAAGCCGATAATATCGATATCGAAGTCTACTGCTTTGAGAGCCTCGATTTCCAGCAGTAACATTTCCTCGTCCCATGTGGCATTTTCTGCCAGCTTATTATCTGCGAGTACGTAGGCCTTGATCTGTGTTTCAGTCAGGTTCTCCAATCGGATGCACGGAACCTGATCGAGCTGCAAATGCTCCGCTGCAAGTACACGACCGTGTCCAGCGATAATAACGTCATTAGCATCAATCAGAACCGGGTTGGTGAATCCGAACTCGCGTATGCTTGCAGCGATCTGCTTCACCTGCTTGGGGCTATGCTTCCGGCTGTTAAGCGCATATGGAGTCAGAGCCGAGACCGCTACGTATTCAACTTGTCTTTTGTCTGTTTCGGTACGCATTTAGTCGTAATAGTCGTTCAACAAATAAATGGCCGGTGACTCGGAGCAACTCTGTGTGGGTGTCAGGAGTATAGCCACCGGCCTGCAGGGAGACGGACTGCATCGCAATATACGTGCAGTGATACCCTAGATTGTGAATAACTTTTCGACTTGAATAGTATTATTGCAGATACTTCGATCCGACGCTCTGCAGTGTAGCAGTGAAATTGTCAATACGTCCGTCGCTGTTTTCAAGTAGGATCGATTCCGGCCTCTTTCCAAGGTTCGACTTAGCGCAAGCCAGACGTATGATGCTCGGGTCATCTGGCTTCGGGTTGTCTAGAGTCCAGATAATACGCGCGTGCTGTAAGAGAGCCGATGAACCGCGAATATCAGCCAATGTGGGTATCGCTGATCCCCTGCTGCGTAGAGTACTCTTGTTCATATGGTGAACGACTAGGATCGGCTTATTACAATCCCTTGCAAGCTCTGATAACCATTTCACATGAATGGCGGATTGGCTGCTATTTTCATCTATACCGGAGCTTGCAGCAGACAAAGAGTCTAATACTGCCATCGATACGTCTGGATGCCGTAGGATCGCGCTGATAAGGTCTCGATCCTCTTTGCTGTTTAGGCTCGGTGTCGATGGCTCCAAAGCAGAGCTACGAGGCTCGATAATCTGCAGTGGATTTATTCCGAGCTTTGACGCTCTCTGCATATGGAAAGGTTCACCGGCTTCTGCTTCCACCCAAAGGATACGCTTCATAGGAGTCTTAGCCGGCTCAGGGATGTAGTATCCATTGTAGAACCTGCCACCTGAAAGCACTATCTTACAGAGCGATAGAGCCAGCAGAGACTTTCCCACACCGGGATCAGCAGCTAACATCGTGACGTATCCCTTTGGTAACCATTCAGGTATAATCCACTCGATTTCGGAGTAATAGTGTTTAAGCTCTGCCCACGTCCTGATTGAGTCTAAGTCAATTTGCACTTTTGTTCTCCCTTTGGTTGTCCTGCATCCAGCTACAATAGGCCTGCTCGAAATGCTGCGGATCGACAGATAGGTAAGATTCTAGCTTCATGAATCCTTTGGGTTGTAGGTACAACTGCCAGAGAAATTCTTTGACGGTACTCGGATCGTGTCCCATCTGCTGCATCGCTGCTGCGATATAGTCGAAAGCGTCGGACAACTTCATTTTCATGACTTGCTCCTATTCTTTGCAATCCACTGATCTACCAGAGGCTCGAAATTGGTCACCCTCTGGCCTGATCCGGTTCGCCATCCCTGCTTTTCATAGTGTCCAAAGAATCTTTCGAACTCAGCATAAGCAGCTATATCACCCTCGATGCCACTCATGACCGATAAGAAATAATCACATACTGCTTTCGGCCTCGGTGGTAGCTTGCTTTCCCAAGTCCTCATAGCTGCTTGCCAATTCTTCATCGGCTTATTGCCTACTTTCCATCCTGATGCCTCTTGATAGTCGTAGAACGCTTGTGCTTCTGCTGCTTTCCACGTCCTGCTGTCGGCATAAGCCATAACCTCTGTCAGCTCCGGCTTGACGAATACTGCTTTCCTGCTTCGCTTGCCATCCGGCTCTACTTCTGCCTCGTTGTCTGTATTAAATAGATATACATTCTCTTCCTTTCTTTCCTTTCTTATTGTGTTGCGATCTGTTTGCGATCTGTTTGCGACCGGTTTGTGTCCGGTTTGCGATCTGTTTGCGATCTGTATGTGTTCTGTTTGCTGCGAATCCTGATAAGTCTCGTAGTTATTGATACTTAACTTTGTCCCTCTCTTCGTGGCCTCGACCGTGATCATACGATCTTCTTCCAATAAAGTCAATAACGTTCGTGCTTTGCTCGTACTGAGCTTCATCAGCTTTGCAAAGTAGTCTACAGAGCCGATCAGTTGTCCCGGCTTCACATCGATTAGCCGTCCGTTGAACATCCTGCTTCGCTTTCCGAAATTGGCTTTCAACAGCAGAAGCACCCACGCTCGGAAATACTCCGGGTTATCTGTTATCCAGTGATCCTCTACGGCTCTGTACAGTTTGATCCATCCATCAGCGAACCTCATAGACCGTCTCCTATCTTTTTCTGCATTGTCCTTTGTTCTCCCTGCTGCATTATATCTGAAAGTTGCTCTTCACGAATCCAGAAGCCATATAGCTCTCTGCATTTCGTAACCAGATTTGCGCGAACTACCCTTTGTTCGCTGCCACAACTGGATACGTATAGCTCGATCAGACGCTCTCTCTGCTTCGTAGTAAGCTCTGGCCAATTATTCATTAATCATCCCCTGCTTCACGCTATGAACGAACACAGCCGTAAGAGCCTCATAGAGGCTGCTTACGACTGCGACTTGTCCTTTCCATGATTGATGCCATTTGGCTTCGTCTGGTGTCAGCTTACGTGCAGATAAAGGTTTATTACCGTCCTTGATCTCCATTAGTATGTTGACACCGTTCGCACCGACTAGTATGTCAGGCACTCCCTTGCCAACTGCTGAGAGGATGCAAACAGAGTACCCGGCCTTTCTAAGGTTCTTGACTATCTCAGTTTGATTATCATCGATCTTAGCAGCTCTACGCATTACACGAACTCCTGATATACGTTATAGTACCCGGTGATGCTATTGACAATACCGTACTTTGCCATTGCAGAGGCCACGTCGATACGAGCTGCTTCCAAACTTGCCGATGCACGCTCCATCTGTTTCCTCTTTACAGCGTACTTCTGCTTCGATACTTCTCGTGTAAGCTCGATCACCTTGGAAGCTGCTCGTCTGCTTGGACGATCATCGCGTACCGGTGGCCTAAGCTCATCGTCAGTATTTAGTGATTTAATCCAGTCGATCAACTGATCATCAGAACGGGACATCCTTCACCTCTGAGGTATTAGTCTTATTGCTTGGCAGTGTGTTTGCTCCTACTCCTTGTAGATCGAAGCAGCGAACGGAAGTAAACCAATCCGTGCTTCCATCAGTCTTACGTGTATAGCTCCGGCCTGTAAGTTCACAAGTACAGCGTACTGTCGTGCCTATATTCAAAGGTTCGATTAAGTCTTTACTCGCTCCCACACATTCGAGTTTAACCTCTTGTGGGTACTTTTCATGCTCGATGCGGACTACGATTGATCGTTTACTGAAAGTCTCGGTGATCTGCTCTACATCGAACTTCTTGATGAGCGTACCCTCGACGATGAATGTTTGTACTCTTGGCATAATCTTCAATCCTTGTTTGACTTAAGTAAAAATTAGTGTAGGACTTACGGCTGATGCCTGCCTACACCTCACACAACAACCTTGATACGATTTGGGGTTAGCTCATCCATTCCTATGGTTAGTTGATAAAGAGTTGAGGTATTCGTTCACTGCTTCGGTCACTCGCTCGATGATGGCTTTCTGTTCGACGCTGCCATACTGTCGCATCCGTGCTGCTATATCCACAGCATAATACGTCGTAGTACGCTCTTTGCCAATAGTCGAACCTACTTCAGGCCACGGCCAATGATTGTCTTCACGCAAAGCTCTAGCGATAGCGTATCGAATAATCACCCTCCATGCTTCCCGGTTCTTATCAGTGATATCCTGCACGTCAATTGAAAGTTTCCTAGCTACTGCTTCCAATACTCCGTGCTTCTCTGCTCTGCTCTTGTTAGGTATCATACCGGTGATCCCTTCTGCTTCTCTTGCGACGCTCTATCAGCGATCATGATCGATGTCACTTTGTTAGCTACTTGACGGCCATTCTCGTAAGCTGTGTTTAGACACAATTGGACACCTTTGTTATAACGACAATAGCTGTACCCATCGTCCAGAGATCGATCTGCCTCGTATATCGCTCTTAGGCAATTCGTCAATGCTTCTTGGAGTTCTTCAATGATGATGATCAGTTCTTCACGTGTGGCTGTCATTCGTCCTCCTTATTAGGGATAATCTTTGGTGTGTATTTACCGTTAAGCCACACGACGTTTAATCGCTCTTGCGTCTGTAGTACGACCGGTTTCAACTTCAATCGTACTACCTCGTCCAAATCCCGGATCAGATGGATATAGGCAGTCAGGTCAGCAGCGTCCTCAGCGTGTATCAGCATATCGGTTAAAGAATCCACCTCGTCTGCTTGTTCCTGCGTAAGCTCTGCTGCGATCGCCGGGTTAATCGAGTTCTTGAGTAGGTTCGCGTTAGGTACATCCTCCATTTCAGATTCGTCATTTAGCCCAATACCGAAAGCAGAGAGGATAGCACGTCGCTTAGCTTTGGTGACTGCTTTCATAATCGCATTTGACAGCCCCTCTCCACGTACATTGGCGATTGATACTACACCGATATCCTCGACTGTCGTACCGTCACGCTTCGTTACTCGTGCTTGGGCAAAGTAGGTATCCTCACCGAGCCGGCCTTTATCAACAATAGTTACAGATACGCTATGAATTGCAGTCAATTGCGCTGCTGCTGTTTTAGTAGCGTATAATGTTTTCCTGCCATTGAGTACCAGCACCTCGAAAGGTTTAGTCATAGGATCGAGGCCAGCACGTTTACATACAGCGTGGTAGTACTGCACAAGCTCTGTTTCAGAGAGCTTGCTGAGATCGGCCTGTAGCACAAGTTTGTTGAAGAGGCCTGCCAACTCCGTGGTCACTGCTGCTTCGTCACTGTTATTGGTTGGGATAATGTTGCTCATGATTTACTCCTAAATGATTTCTATACGACTTGTTTGGATTAATGCACAACCGGGTACATCGATACCCATCTTAAGAGCGTCCGCTATCGACTTCTTATCCGGCTTGATCTCTACCTTGGTAATTTCTTTCATGTACTCAGTAGGTATAGTGGCCTCGGACAAGACTTCGACTTTAGGTGGATTCTTCTTTAGCCGGATAGTGAACAGATCGGTGTTTACTGCAGTCTTATCAGCGACCATCATGTAATGAATAACTGCATCCTTCAATACTTCTGCTCGGCTCTCTCTCATTTCGACCAAACCTTTCAGACGCTCGATCTCTCGACGAATCGTGTCGCAGGATGTAAGCAGATTCGACCGGTATATCAACAAATCCTCTAAAGTGGATTCGAAGTATTCCCCTGCTTCCTGAACAGCAATCTCAAATTCTGCTATGACCTCCGGGTCATCGGTGCTGCTTACTTGCGAGACCAGTTCTGCAAGCCGTGCTGCACTAGCACTTGCGTGCTGTCGTGCTGGTATATCGTAAACCATTATCGATTCTCCTTGTAGTATCCGTTCTTTACACGTTCTAACGCAGTCTCTGCACAAGCCACAGCGTAATTGAGAGTGAAGCCTCGATCCTTAGCAGTAGCTATTAGTTCCAAAGCATCGAGCATCATCGGAGCTGCTGCGATAAGAGCTGCATCCGGCTCCCTAGCGTGTACTTTTGCAATCGGCTGATCGTAGGTTACGACCACTAGGTATCCACCGTCTGGCATTTCAATGTAATGCCATGGGGATGGAGTTGGCTTATTCATTAGTCTCAGTTCCTTTCGAACTTAGTTTAGTTGACCGGCTCTGCTGTTCATCGCGCTCCTTGAATGCTGAGACTATCTTGTCCCGGAAGTCTATCGCATGATTGATATCCTTAAAGGTACGCGACGCATATACCCTATGCTTGTACTCCACGCGAAAGCGATACGTCTTAGGAGTCACACTATGAATCCCGTAATACTTGAATCCTGCTGCGACTAATCGTGCTGCTTTGTATATAGCTGGTGCAGGGCATAGCTTTAACCAGTCGCTTTGATCGTTAGTGGCCATAAACGCCTGTGACCGGTTACGCCCACGACCGGCATACGTGTAAGTCCACTCGTCCCCGGCTTGATCATCGAGCGTGGTGGTATCATCGTCGTCTGCTTCTTCCTGTTGTTTGTCGCTCCGGTCTGCCTCGGATAATCTTCGAAGTCGATCCAGCTCAAATTCAAGAGCTTTGTTCCTCTCCCGGTAGATCAAGACTTCATCTTCTGCTATTTCGCTGACCATTGTAAGCCTCTGCTTCGCGTCCTCTGCTTCCTTTAGCTTGGTACGTAGTGAACTTACTTGTCTATTAAGCGTGAAGAGACTTTCGAGGCTCTTAGAGATACCGACGCCGATCACGGCTACAGATGCCACGGCGATCACTAGATATGTCGTTTCGTTGTCCATTGTTTTCCCTTTGGATTAGATTAGGTCATCCAGCATAATCAGTACGAGTACAGCGAATCCCAACCACAGCAGAGCGTATAGGGCTAACTCTAACACTCCTACCACGTAGTAAACTAGCCTGTCAATCCAATACCGTGCTTTCATCATCCTGTTCCCACATGAGGTTGATAAATTGTTCTGCAAGCCTATGCCGGAGCGTACCCATATAGTCCGGGTTGAATACGAAGATCCTCACGTAGTTACCTGCGTATAGGCCTTGCCATAGTATTTGGTTATCGCATACGCTGTACCCGGCTCTGCTGTATCGAGTAGGTAACTCGATGCGTCCGGTGGTTGGCTCTCGGAATGGAGCCATAGTAATTTCAATCATGGGTGTCTCCCTGATTATAGTGTATAGAGGCTCGGACTTTCCGAGCCTCTGCAGTGAATTAGTCTTCGTGTGCTTGCGCTTCCAAGTAGTCCTCAATGTATGACTCTGCCAGCTGACGCCAATCGATCTCATCGATGTTCATGAATTGACGTTGTATAGGCCTCAAGGTTTCGTACTCGATCAGCTCGTACATATAGTCTTGTATCTGATCGCCAATCAACTTTGCTGCTGCTTCGTATGCCTTACCGGTCTTCATAGCCAGACCGAAGAGTTCTGCTGCATCCTCTACAAACTCCATGATAGGCTCTGCTGCTTCATCCAGCCAGAGTTTAGCTGACCACGTAGCGTGGTTTGTCCATCCGTTGTAACTCATAGTCGTTCTCCCTGTGTGGAGCCTCTGGTATTCAGAGGCTCCGGTGTGAATAAATGTTAGAGATTAGATTTCCGGGTAGATCATCGATGCCACTCCGTGGTACAGCTTAGAGTTCCCACCAGCCACGAGCGTGATAGCCGACATAATCAGTGTTCTGCAGTGGTTGTAGTTGCCTACTTCGTAGGCCTCGACCGCATGGTCTACGAATCCCTCGACGATATCGTTACCCTTACCAAAGTTCCGGGTAACCATCTGCTCTAATACTGCTGCAATCGCTGAGGTCAATGAGTCGGTATAGTACTCGTCCTCTTGTGCTGCTGCTGTGATAATGCTCTTGTCCATCTGTGTCCCCTGAATGAATGTGGTTTATCGTTGTACGTACGCTGTGACCGTAAGTTTCACAGTCCGAAATATTCTTTCTGCTTGATATACAGCTCGGAGTGCTGGCCATCATTGTAAGCGATAGCTTTCATAACCCACCTCTTAGCGTCCTCCCATTGACGACGCTCGATGCAGTTCCGAGCCTCAAATACGCACAGCTGTGCATTAAAGTTGCCACTACCATAGGTCATGGCTTCCATGATGCCGACCGTGATTGCAGCGCGAATAGCTGCTTCACTGGCATATACAGTCTGCTTCTCTTGCATAGCCGTCTCCCTGAATAAGGTTGTGGTTGAAAGTCGTTTCCCTGTTTCGGTCACACTCGAGAGTCCCACGGCTACCGGCTTCTTCCATCCTTGTGCCTCTGTTTAGGGACTCTCGTCGTGCTTCCTACTGTATCCTACGTTCCTGCTGTCAGAAAGTTTCACCGGTTACTCACGGCTGCCAGCTTATTCCAGCTTTGTGCCTCTGTGGAGAGTTCCCCGTTCTGCTTTCTAAGAGGTGATACGAGCTTCGTACCAGAAAGTTTCACTTGTTGTTACGAAAAGTTCTAAAACTTTCCGGTAACTACAAAGTACTTTCGTACTGCTGCTTCCCTGCTGATCCGTGGTTATCTTTGCTGCATGATCACCGTACAGATAACAGATGATGACCGGCCGTTGTACACTGCTCGTGTCGGTCGTGTGAGTCCTGCTACCAGTCGTCCGGCTCGTTACTTTTGTGAGCTGCTGGACGATAACAAAGAACGTGTAGCCTACTCGGAAGTGGTAAGCTACACGGACGACACATTGAAAGTTGTGAGTATGCTGCTGACTGCAGCAGAGTCGGAGCGTAGAGTTAGCTTGCTTCGATGAACTTAGGTTTCATGTATTCGACTGCACCTCTGATGTGATTCAAGTACAAGTACCATCCACCGAGCGTAGTAGTACTAAAACCTTTCTCCGTTTCCCATCCTGCGTACCTGTCGCCTTGACCCTTGTAGCTACCGGTTTGCAAGTGGTGAATAATGCGCTTGCTTTCTTTCGTGCTGCTTGCGTTCAGACGGTACACGGTCTGTGGCAGTAACCATTTGTTGTGGTCGTGTCCTCGGATTATTAGATCAGCGTCTGGATACTGCATCTGATTTATGTCAGCTTTCAATATCCCTTTGCTTCGCGCTGCGTTTCCTCCGTGTCCGTGGTGATAGTTTACAACGTAGTTGTTAGTAGCGTCGCCAGCTTTCTTCTTGCGTCTGCTTCGTAGCACGATCCAGCCGCTATACCCTCCGAGGCTTGCCTCTACTCCTAGGTACTTCAAATGCGTAACCAATCGTTCAGTCGGGTTCGTTTCGAGCCGTCGCAGAATACTGGTTTCGTGATTGCCCTGACCAATAAATACCGGGACTTTCCATTGTGCTAACCATTCAGCAGAGTCACGAATAACTGAATCGATATAATCGCCTCGATTGTATTCGGGACGGATGTCATACTTGCTCCCACGTGGATCGTACTTCCCCTGCATCAGGTCAAACCAATCCCCATTGACGATAACGTATCCCTGCTGTTCGCTGATTACTTTGAAGTGCTGAGTCAGCAGAGCGCGATCACATTTGACGGAATCGAAATGAACGTCTGATATAAGCAGGAAAGGCACGTCCTTAATATCATGGTCGAAATCGATGTGATGAATATTACGCTTGATCTCTGTTGTCTTGTATGTAGGCATGGTTTACTATTAGGTAGTGACTTGACCAAGCTCTGTGAACATCCTGATGGCGATACCAGCAGAAGCAGCGTAGGCAGTCGGAGTGGCATTGGAAAACAACGCGACGCCATAGAAGTTTATTGAAGTGTTGCCAGTGCCTGTTGTAAAGTGAAGCTCCGGGTTGACACGTGCTTCACTAACAGTGTCGCTGATACGCTCGTAATCTGCTGCTACGATCTGAACTACTCCTACGAGGTTCGATGTGTTAGGATTGTAAACAGAGCCGACAGTAGGTGCAGTAGGTGCAGTTTGGTTGTAGATGTAAATACTCAAATCATTGAGTTTTTTATTGGCTGCTGACGAGGCTGTCTCTCTGACTACAAGTTGCTTGATCAGTCCAGACTGATCCGCACTTTCAGCCATATTCTCAAATTCAAGTACATCTATATCGACCGGGTACCACGTAGCCGGTGCAGTGGTTGACACGCTCGCGTAGCTTTGCCATCCAGAGTCTCGCCAGTCTTTCGCGATCGGCGTATTAGGAATGCAACTCATCATTTATCCTTATTAGGTTGGTGTGATCGTACCTGCTGTTGGGTTATTACCTTGTACCCACTCGCACTCAGTCCTGTTCCCTGATACCCATCCGTAGGCAGATGTAGGTACACCGTAGATAGTGTCAACTACTGCACCTGACGTCTGCAATAAAACTCTTACATCAAACTCATCGCCGACGTTTAATGGTACGTGACATCCACCACTAAGTCTGGTATCAGCCATATGATTATTGTCATGACCTGATTGTTCCGGACACATATAGTCAATAACCCTCCAAATACTGCCATTGATAAAGAATGCTAAGAAAGCGTTCTCTACCTGTGCTGCTAGTGGAATCACTAAGTGTAGGCCGGCATAAAACCACCACACACCGTGGTTGCCTTTGGTCGGCTTGAAGTACCATCGAGCGTTCGCAGCAGAAGCAGTACCGCTAAATCGAGAACCGACACAGCGTATGACCTCATTATCAAACCCAATCGGGTCGTAGGTCATAGGGCTATGCGTGATATTCAGATTAAGTCTTGTGTCCCATTGTGTGGTCGCTTGGTAGTCAGATACATATGACTTGCTCCTACGCTCTGCTTCCCAAACGTTTTTTTGTAATGCTTGATCCCTCGCGATCGTTTCGACTAAATCAGTCGGCTGTGTCACGATTGTTACATTGGCGTCCGGCTTGATCGTAGACTGATAGGTCGTAGAGCCTCTGCCTCGACGCTCTCTGCCAGCTTGAAAAGCAAGGGAAGCCGGAGCGATCTTCTTGCCTCTGATCGGGTCGTTGATTGGCATTATACACTCGGAAGTAAATACGTTAATTCGGTCGTCCCATCGGAGAAACTATGTCGCACTGCTACGACACACGCTTTGTCCCAGTTGTATTGTGTCAATACGTCAGCTAGTCCATCCTCTAAGTCGTGTACTGCCCCCACCTGATCGATCAATAGATTAGAGGCATTCGGCCAAGTCAGTACTAGTTCGCATTGAAATTCATCATTAAACGTATTAAACAACGCTTTGCTTAGTGCTTTGGGGATACCTGCTTGCGTCTGTATTTCATTCATCCACGCTATGTGCTGTGGCTCCTCTGCACTGGTCGGTTTCGTGCTGCTGGTCGCATCGTATGAAGTCACTATTGCGCCACCGTTAGCACTGCCTCGTACTACGACCTTTGTATCATGGTGTGCTTTGGCGTAGCCGTAGCTCAATCCTCCCCAAGCGAACGAGCCGTCATTACTAAAAATAGAATTAGTCTGATCGACGCCTATCGATTCGCGCTGCTTATATGTGATACCTGCCAAAGTCCTCTGTGTTAGAGAATTCTTAGGCGTAGGCAGATTGTTTAGTATCGGCTCTATATTGATGCTACGCTCCGAGCGTGATCGGCCACTGGATGTCACGAACTCTGTTACGTTCTTATCGTCACCCTCTAAAGTTACTCGTGTCTCTGCTTTGCCGATGATGCCGGCTCCCTCTCTGAATGCATCAATCGAGACTACTTTGTCGAGAGAATAATCTGTCGGAGTCGTATTGCCTCGCTTGTTCCCCAATAAAGTAGATACTTCCAAATCCCATTTGATATAATTGCCACCAGCATCAACGACGTACTCCGGCTTCCAATACATCTTCACACAGAAAGTCTCGCATAGGTCGCTGATAATATCTTTCATGCATTGAGCCTGACTAACCGAGTACTCGTCCTTATCAGAGTAAAGTCCACCGACTACCTCGCCACCACTCACGATGTACTGCAGTATGTAGGCGTTCGTATCCCCCAAGTTCGCGAAAGCATCCCCACTACCATCTGTGTTATAGGCTTGTAGCCGGACACCGGTATCAATCAGATCGTATAGTCGATTGTTGTAATCGAAGCTGGTAGCAGCAGTAAGTATGTTCGCGCTCCTAGCCACTCGTGCATACGTCTGGCCACTGATCCGCGTGCGCAGATCGTCCATGAACCCAGACCATGTCTTGAAATGAGCTGTAGCAATATCTGTATTCCCGGCTGCACCGAACTCATTTCGCCATTGCGATCTGCCATTAATGGCGTAATAATCATAAATCAGACCTCCGGTCTGCTCGATCGCAGAACGGCTGATAGTAGAGAGGTCGCCGGTTATCTGTAGCATCGTGTGGTAAGCACCATCGATCAGATTGTATTCTACCTCTAACTCCTGCTGAGGATTAATGTCATAGTCTGCACCATCGGTATTCTCTACTACTCCTACAAAGAGTAGCGTCCAATTGGATCCGTTCGTACCGCTATCAGTCCAGTACATGAAAGTGTTGTACCGGTCGTGCTGTCCGAAAAGTATATCGGTTACGCTTACGTATTTATTCCTAAGGTAACCTTGCAAATCAGGAGGCAGACGGCTAAAATTCAACCTTACTGACCACGTCGCAGCGTTCGCAAGACCGTAAGGAAGAATATCATCAAAACCATATTCCAGATCGCCAAACTCTAAGATCGAGCCATCCGGAAGATCGACGATGCTCCCTGAAAGAGTCTCGTCATAAGGCATAATTTCGAGTCGGTATTTCCAGTTAGTATAACTGCTTACCCTCTCAGCTCGGTAGATAGCCATTAGATTTTGTACCTATGCTGCAAAGTGAGGTTCAATCTGCGAGTACCCGCACTGCTGTTCACTGATTCAGACCAATTAGTGATATTCACTGGATGAGCTGTATTTGTAGTGTTCGGCCATTTCCTGCTACCGGCTAATATCCTTGCCCAAAGGTACGGCTTGCCATCGATAACAGAGGCCAGAGCGTCGATATCATCCAAGTCTTGTAGACCACCTGCTTCGAATCTGAATGGATACGACTCGATGCTGAATGCTAGTCGCCTCGTGGCTTTGCCGAACGTCGCACCATTGATGTCAGACACCGAATTGAAATCAAATCCGTTATGAGCCTCTGGTTTGATAATGTAGATAGCCGAGCTTGTGTAACCGCTATTCAAACTAATAGAAGTTAGACTAAGATCATTATACGCGATACTCGCACTGCTGTCAGCGTTCGCAGCGTAGAGGATCAACTGCCAATCAGATAGTGCCATTACCTGAGCTTCCTAACTTGTTTGATGAATCTTTGTTTCTCGTATAGCCTATCATCAAGAGCCAGATCGACTCCGATCTGCTGCTTCATAAATGCTTGATCTGGTATCCGGTCAAGCCGGTCACGAACATCCGACATGATCGAGACCATATTGTTCACTCCACCATTAAGATCAAAATATCTACCACTATTGCCATCCTTGGCAATCAAGTCTAACGGCTTGCCATTGTTCATCGCTTCAAGTACATCCCGGTATTTAGCAGTCGCAGCAGCGTTGACGACAAACTCTCTACCGTGTACTACACCGGCTACCTGATTTACCCCTACGTTACCAGTATATCCACCGTCCTTGAAACCAGCTACCGACGCTCTCGCAGCAGATACGAGACCTTGTAGGATCGCGGTAGTAGCAGCAGCAGCAGCTATACCAGCAGCGCTGAAGCTGAAAGCGTTAGCCGGGTTCGGCGACGCTGCATTGATACCAAAAATCTGTGCAGTGAATATCGGAATAAGAGCTTGCAAAGCATCCAGAGCTACGACTACCAAAGACTTGAAAGCATCCTCGCCACTAGCGATCGCCGTAACGAATGCCGATGCAGCTTGAATACCGATCTGCTCGTAAATACCTGTTTGTTGTTCAGCTAATTTCTCGTTAATCTTTAGCAGCTCTTCGCGCTTTTGATCTGCTGTCAGTGTTTCGTCGCTAGCAACTTTCCGAGCCTCGGCTCTCAGCTCGTTGAATGCATCGATGGATAGCTTGACTTGTTCCCTTGCTACCTCTGCAGTCTGCTCCAATGCTTGCAAAAAGACATCACCAAGGATCGAGCTTGTAGATGATGCTTCCGATTCCAATTGACTTAATAGATCGATAGCTTCTTGGTAGCTGATCTCTCCATTACGCAGTTGTTCGTTAATCTCTTCCTGCTTTTGTTTGAATTCCTCAGCAGCTTGTACCGCTGCTTCTGTATCAAACTCGAAAGTGAAACTTTCCGCAGCAGCGATAATCTCCTCTACTGCTGTACCGAAATCACGGAGCGAACCTCTACGAGCTTCATCGATCTTTTCTGAGAATGCCTCTTCGATCGCTTCCCTCTGAGCCTCTGTCAGCTCGGTGTTCTCCAATATCTGGTCGCGTTCTTTCTGCAGTTCCCTGACACGCAATTCGATATTACGCAGCAGGTCACTTCCGATACGGCTGATCCTGCTTTCCTCTGCCGAGTCGAGTACTGCTGCTTCTGTTTCCTGAATCTGGTCAGCAGCATCCTTGTAAAGTTTCTGTACCTGCCTAGCGAATACATTAGATTCGCCGGGTATAGCGAGTAGTCTTTCTAAGATAGTTTGTCGCAATATGTCAGCGTTCGCTCTGGCCTGATCTACATCGATTAGTCCTTCACTAAGCTGCCTACGGATTTCTTCAATACCTGATTTGAATTCCGGTGTGGATTCAGTGATCGCATCTAGGCTGTCGCTCAGTGCATCCTCGATCTGCACTCGATTAGCTTTAAGCAGGTTCGCGACTGCACCTACATTCCCTAATGATACCTGCTTCTCTAATGCCGAGATTAGCTCTTCATTCAGCTTCTTACTAGCTTCGTTAGTACGCTTCTGAATGGCGATCTGCTGATCGAACCTCTTTACGTTCGCTGCTGCAATGACATCCGATCGGCGATTCTCAAAATCACGGTCGAGGCTTAGTAGTTTAGCGTTTAATATCTCGCGCTGCAATTCAGCTTCACGGTTATTACCTTTAATAGCTGCAAGCTGTTCCTCCAAACCTATTCGCGCGTACTTTCTTTCGATCACCAATATTGCTAATTGACGTTCCGTAGCATCGGCGATAGTGTTCGCCTGCTCGATCTCTGCTGCTTTCTGTTCTTCAAGTTGCAGCTTTCTTAGCTCTGCTGTCAGCTTACCAATTTCATCCTTTGCTTTCTTACCCTTGTCTTTTGTTTTGTCCAGCTTCTTGTTCAGATCGTCAGCTGCTTTCTCGTTCTTTTTGGTTTGATCTTCGTTCTTCTTCAATTCATCTGTTTGCTCGGCTACCGGCTCTTTCTTGAAAGCGTCGTCCCATGCAGCTCCTGCTTTCTCTCCGAAACCGGTAAGACTATCGATCACTGCTTTGAAATCCAGATTAGCAATAGCCTTTACGACGTCAACGATAGTGTCTTTCACTACCTTGAAAATATTGACGACTCCTTGTGCGCCTCTCTGAATTAGGTCAAGCACATTGCGAACCTGCTGCAAGAATGGAACAGATTGTTCCATAGCCTTGCTAACATCCTCAGTGCTGCTGAATAAAGACTTAAACCAATCAATTACTGCTGCTGCTACATCAGCGATCAAGGTCAGAGGCACGATCGCAATTTCAATCGCGATCTTGAAAGCACCGATAAAGATATCTGCTACGGTCTTCAATACTTCCCCTACGACCAGTAGGATTTCTTTGAAAGTATCGATGATCGATCCTGCTTCTTCTCCCGACTCGCCTACTAATCCTAGTGCCTCGGCGATTGGCGCGAACGCTTCAAATACAGCTTCCTGTACAGTCTCGATATTAGAAACAATCACACGAAGCACTTCACCGACGGCTTGGAAAGCTGTCACTAAAGTTCCGATCACTGCACCACCTATCGCTGCTAAGATAGGCTGCAGCACCGTGTACGCATTAGTGAATACATTGCCTAAAGTTTCGCCGACTCGCGAAAGCGTCGGAGCGATAGTGTCCGAGAATATCGCGAATACTTCTGAGAGAGCAGAAACGATCGTCGCTGATACCTCAGCAAATACAACTTCGAATTGCCTCGTTAAAGCATCAAATGTCAGGTACTGTCCGAGAGCGTTATCTACTGATTGTCCGGCCTGCTGTGCTTGCGCCTCTACTGCTGCTGGATCGAGGATAGTACCCCACAATTCAGCGAACTTGTCTTGACCAATATCCTCTACCGGTGTACCTGCAAGGCCTACCTGTAATTGCGCTCTCTGTGCCTCGGTAATATCTCCGGCTTCAAAGGCCTTGGTGACCTCTGCTTGATACTGCTGGATTACCTCTTTAGTACTGAGAATACCAGCTTCACCGTTAGCTACAATTTGACCTAAGCTACCAGACAATACGCTCGGTAGTTCTTCGGCCAAACCTTTCAAGGTATTGCTTACGTCGCCAGCTTTCAGCCGGATGTCTGCTTCCTTGATCGCATCGCCGAGCTTGTCAGTATTGAATATACCGGCTTCTGTACCTGCTGTGATGATCCCAACAAACTCTGCTGCATCGAATCCAGCTTTGGAAACTAATTGAGAATATTCTCCGAGCGTATCAAGTAAATCATCCTGTGAAGTTGCGCCGTCACGCAGACCCAAAGAAATAAGTTCAAACGCTTTGTCACCCTCTAAGCCAAACTGCTTGACGAAAGGTGCAGCTTTGGCGATTACCTCGTTGACGTCCTTGTCGTAGAGGTTGCCGAGTGCCTGCGCTCGTGCAGTGAATTTGCCTAACTCATCCGGGTCAAGAGCGTCACCGAGCAACTGCTGTGTCTGGCCAATAATTTTGTTGGCCTCTGCTACGCTCTCTCCTACTCCTAACTTGTAGGCCTCGGTAGCTTGCTGCTTCAACTTCTCAAACTCTGCTCCGACTAATCCAGTCTTAGCTTGCAGGTCACCTTGTGCAGTGATCAGGTCTCGTCCGGTGTTAAGAACATTATCAAAGCCACCGACAATACCACTAATAGTGCTGGTAATTCCCTCTAATGTCAGGCCTGCTGCAAGAGACGACACAGCACCACTAACGATACTCGGTAGTGATGCGAATCCCTCAACGAATGAATCCTGTATAGTTTGGCCTGCATTCTTTGCAGCTTCTGCTACACTCTTTAGTGCTTCCTCTCCGGCTTGCCCTAATCCCTCGGACGCTCGCTCTGCTTGCTTAACACCTTTCAGAAAGTCTTTGACATCGAGACTAAGTTTATTAGTTAGTTCTGCCACGACCTCTCCTATGTTTCAATTTTGTCTTTTTGAACTTGCTCGATGTGCGCTCCATGTACCAATCGTCTTTTGTGTACTCCGGCTTACGCAGACTAATAGCTTTATGGATCATCGATCTTCTATGGAATAAGCTCAATGGGAAATCGAGGACGGTGTCCACCGATGTGTTCCACTGAGCTGCATACTTCATAGCAGTCGCTTCGATCCTTGCGTCCTCTGGCAGATAGTCGGTGTAATCCTCAGAGTCATCAAGTGTGCAATCAATATCGTCACGTGTCATGCCGTATTGATCGCGCTGTTCTACCTCAGCTATTTCCCAACCATTTATTAGCCAAACTTCGAATTGCTCATTAAGAAAGTTTTGAGCAAAAGTTTGTCACCCAAGCTGCCACCTCCTCGGCAGGAACGTCGAGCCAATCTTCTTCCGTGATATTGGAAATGTCTTGATCCTCTGCGACGCTCTTGATACAATCGATTCCGAGCTGTAAGGATTGCAGATCAGAAGGGAAAGCAGCAGTAGTGTAGTGTAGCATCTTAGCGACCATCGGCGTGTCTCGAATAAATGCTTGAAGCTCTTTCTGCATTTCTTCGATAATCAGACTCCGGTATTCTTCTTCGGAGAATGGTACCTGCTCACCTGTCTCTTGACAAGCTACTTCGTGCTGTTTGCGTCTCGCATCGAGACGGCCTTGGATCGACTTCGTATTCCAGCTACCGGTCACGTCGATCAGCTTCAACAGCTCCGGGTATTCTTTCGTAAGCTCTACAAAAGTCTTAGCCATGTCCTGTTCAGTATGACGCTTGATGTGATTGCTAATCTTGTCAGCCCACGCTTGCAACTGTGCAGCGTTACGCAAGGTCACCGGCTTATGACGAATATTCTTCTGGCCTGTCGAGAAAGTGATTTTCATTATTCGCTCCAAAGTTTGTAATAGATAGGCTCGTAGCCGAAGCCACGAGCCTGTGAATATTAAGCGTAGTAGACTGCACCGTACTTGTCCAGATCGGAGTCAAGCGTCTGTGTTGTACCGGTCGTATGGACTCCACTGAAATAAGCAGAGCCTACAGTAAGGTCACCTTCAAGTGCCACTGCAGTAAATACCAGCGACGGCCTATTGTACGTATTGCCAGACTGCGACCATGATCCGGACTGCTTCGAAAGAGAGCCGGCCAATACGAACGCTTTGACCTTATCTGTTCCTACTTGCTTGCCTCCCTTGATTACAGCGAATAGCTGCGTACCCGATGCAGCTCCGAGCTGTTGTGTACCGTTCTCGAAAACAATATCCTCGATACCTCCACCCTCATTCTGTGGTGCATAGGTGCGGACGAAAGTCGCAAAGTTCTCATCGTCCTGAATCTGCTCGATCGTCACAGTAGCCAAGCCAGTGTCGTCCTTGGCTACGTCCGTGCTGATCTGATCTGTACCGGTGAATACCGGTGTCGTTCCGATCGTAGGTGTAGTCCCGTTAGTAAAGGTATAGAAGCTGATGCTTCTACCGCCATGAATGATACGTGCCATTCTTATAATCCTTGTTTTAGTTGTGATTGCATTTCGGTCATAGCGTTCATCGAGTCTCGCAGCGAATTAGCATAAAAAGATCGCAAGCCATCATCCTGATTCTCGTTAACCTCGATCAACAAGAGTTCGACATTGCGTTCCATTTTCTCTAATCGCTTTTCAAGTGAAGCGTTATAACCCTCATGAATAACGATGACGTTTGTTGGCAGGGATCCCCAACCAAGTCTCTTCAGATCCGGATAGATTTGTTCGTGGATCCTGCCAGACCACTTGGCACCACATGAACCGCGGTACATCCTTAGCTGATAATCGCTACTGATTATGCCGAAACCCAAATGTGTTTTGTTGCTATAGTCTGGCTCGTAAGATGCCACGCCAGCGAAAGCACCACCGATACCCGGTGGAGCCTGCTTCGCTACTCTTAGTATCGTCTTGTGATGGCAGCTCGCAAGTCGATCGTCAGAGTCTATCCAGAATCTCCAATCATTGGTCGCCATTTCGTCAGCGTAATTTCTTGCCTGACCGAAGTGGAAAACTCCGGTATAAATCCATTTACGATTATGGATAGTTCGTGTGCCCTGCTGTAAGGTCTCAACTTCACTCAGGCTCTCTTCTGTCCCCTGCATATTGCTAAGTATGCACACTTCACAATATTCTGGCAGTGTTTCGACCATCGCTGCCAGATGTTGCAAGTCTTCATTACAAGTAATGACTACGAACGAAACAGGGTAGCGTTTGTCGATGGTAGGTTCTTCAGGCTCGCTCATAGAGATATGTGCATATAGTTCACTTCAATCTGGCAACCTATAGCGATAGTGTTCGCTCCGTTGTCCCAATGACCATCCCATCCGATGAATGATACACCGGTAATGATTGTTTTGAATAATGCTCCGGTATGTTCATCAGATGGCTTATCGGATAATACATCCATTTCCCAATTCGCGAAAGCATCCTCACAGGCCTGCACGATCTCTCCATACTTGTCTGTTCCGAGTCCTGCTCCCTGCGTATCGCTGCTCACATTCGCGTCGAAAAGAATACCGATAGTGACAGTACCGATACTGTCTCCGGCTCCATCCTCTAGCGTATAGTTTGTTCGCTGCTGCACGATGTAGGGATAACAGTTTACGTTAGTCCCGAACTTAGGCCGATGCACTTTAGTCACATTGAATAGCGCATTCTGATCCAGTGCTTGCCTGACTTGCTCGATGATAAAGACAGAACGGTTAGCGTACATTGTAGAACCTTGTTAGTTCAGTTGCAATTTCATCAAGAATATCTGGCATTTCTTGTTTGTTGAAATCTCTAATTCCTGGCTCTAAGAACGGTCGTGGTTTCTGACCACCTTCACCTTTCTCGTGCAGATCAGCATAGAACAGAGTAGTCATTTCTTTGCCTGCTTTCACCCTCGCGGAAGTATCGATTCCAGAGACAAGCACGACTTCTCCATTTGCTACAGTCACCTCTGTAATGTTGCCGACGAATCGTGGATCAGGTACCAAAGCTCTCTGAATATTCCCGTAAAGTGTTCTAAGCTGGTTAGTCTCGTTAGGCTTCGAATAATACTTATTGCCAGACTTCGATTTGCGGTCTGGCTTGGTTTGCGTTCTTAGGTAGTTGTCGTAGTACTGACCTAAACGTATCGGAGCTTCCTGAGCCATATACCCTTTGACCAAAGGTAGTACAGCGTCTGAAAGCTCCCGTAGTGCTTGCGTTACTCGGTTAGATGCCATGCACGATATACCGTTCTAATCGTGGCTTGACTTGCTGACGTATTTGAACTATAGCTTTCGTGATAGCTACACCTGCATCCGTTTCGCTGATAGCCGTCACTCCGAATCTTTCAGCCTCTGCTGCGAAAGGTGTGCGATAGTACAACTCTTTCACCATTTCATAAGCACACAGCTTGATGTCCTCTGGTGCAGAGGCATAGCCGACGTCGGCGATTAAACGATAAAAGTTTGACGACAAAACTTCCTCTGAGTAGATCGAGTACACCGAACCGGCCACTGCAGGTACGATCGATGCTCCGGTCACATTCGCCCAAGAATCACTTGGCAGCATACGTGCAGAGAGGCTCGTCAATACTACGTTCGTAGTATATGGCAGCCTCTGAATGTTTCTCGCACTACCTTGGAAATAGAACGTTGTGGCTGTCTGCAGGATCGGCTGATTACAGATACCCTCTATTTCAGAAGTGGCCATTGCAATCATACGATCGATCAATGCGTCATGCGTCGTGTCAGCAGAGGGTATGTTCAACCAATCAGACTTTACGATCGCTCTTTCGATTAAAGCCATTATCAGTGTCCATGACTAAACAAATATTCCCACGTCACATCGTCGTCGTCATTCAAAGATTCTGGTAGACGGTAACCTAAGACTTGGCTGTGTGCGAACTTTGCTACGTTCACAGAGTCGGATTGATTACCACCTAGGACGTAAACGTAGAATTGATCTTCGCCTACCTTGAAGCCGACGTGTCCACCGCCTTTGCGCTTCATAACTACGAGGCTTCCATTAGGAATAAATGATTCTGCTGCTACTCCCCAATTCTTCCACGACAAAGCTCGTGCGCTCTTAGTCCCTTTGTACCCGGCTTGCTCCATACACCAATTGACAAATGAGCTGCACCATGGTACGCTGTCCTCAGTAGCTTTCAACGTAGTCGTTGCGTGATAGTCTACTATGGCTTCGTTGTTCGCTGATCCCGGCTTCTCAGTTACACCTAACTGACTTTCTGCGATACTCAGCCAACTAAACTTCATTTCAGGTACATCAATCAGAAAGGTAGGCGTGGAGGTCGTCGCTTTTTCAACTTCTCCTCTGCTTGCCTTATCGCCCAAAGTTTTGTTTGAAGCCATGCTACCACTTTCCAGAGTTTAGTTAACAGGTTCATTCTTCTTCGCATCAGGCGCAAAGAGTCCGATGATGAACACAGCAACTCCAACAATGTACATCTGTACGTCTGCAGGAATCGAGATAATTCCAAATGCTTGTAGAGCCGTGGCTACGCCAGCGACAATAGCACCGAGTGTGGTTTTCCAATTCTTCATAATTAAACCTTTAAGTAGTTGATAGGTATAAGGTACTAGTTCCCAGAACAATTTCAACGTCTTAGCGAAGCCGAGCTTGTCAGGTTGCTCTGTATCGCTCTTCACGAAGATATATTCGGCCTCTTTCGGTACTTCGAACTTAGGCCTTTCGATCGGGATCTGCAAAGCTGGCATTTGAGTTATGCGAACTATCGATGACTGCTGCTCATCCATTTCGTTCTTTTCGGTCTGCTGCCCAACCGCGATAAATGCTAAATAGGCCAGCAGCGATTGCCACGAGCCATCCGAGTATTTGTAAAGGATGTGGTTGCATCATTGTCGCAGCCGTAGCAGCCGTAGCACTAGTGACCGCGCTCCCTACTTGTAGTGAATCGAAATGTGTCATGGCTTCGGATATTGTTGTTTAATCTCTTGACGCTTTGCAAATACCTCAATTAACTGCGATTGATATTTGCCAATAGCTTGCACGTCATTTGCTGCCAGTGCTTGCGTGTATTCGTTTGTTAGCTCGGTAACCTTTGCCATTGAAAGTCCGGCTGCTTCGTATGCCTCCATACGCTTTACATAGTAAGGCGGTTCAAAGAATCCGGATGCCTGCAATTCGTCCCATTTTGTTTGGCATTGCTCCAACGTGGGAATAGTCTCGTTAGGGTCGATCCACGTGTTCACCATCATTTCATATGTCCGATGCGAGCGTGCGCCACGGAGTCCCATTTGCGAGATGACTGTAGAGAGTTCCATTATAGTACCGATCCTTTTTCTGTTTTGTATGCTGTGCCGTAAAACGGTCTAACGTACAATGAAGGGTTAGCATTCATAAAACGAAAATCCAAAGCTATTGTTAGATTAGATGCAAAGCTGACAGATGTCTGAGCTATTGCGCCAGTACCCAAAACCGTTGGTGGGTTTGTCAATGCTGAAACGTCTACCGGGTAAGCAAAACCATTATCTTTAAAACTTGTGTTTCCGCTGATGTATAAATTGTTCCCGTTTCGGAAGAATGTAGTCCGAATCCATTGACGGGTGCTGATGCCGTTAGGTATGCTGCCCATAAGGCTCATTACTGCGAAAATATCAACACGGACATCTAATAGTGGCATATCAGATGAACCGCTTTGATTCGATATATCATACGCAATGTCAAGCGTTAGGGCTTGCCCGTCCTCCCACGTGTTAGCTGGGATTGTAGTTTCGATGATTTTGACAGAGCTAGAAGTATTCTCGCAATCTCTTAGCGTCACATCATAAAA